TGATAATATTGTCAATGGCGGTAGACCCAAAATGATCAAACAAAAATACACGATCAGTTCCAAGGGTAGCATCAAATGCATGTCTAAGTTCCTCCTCATCAGCGTCACAATCAGGTAAGTGTAATGGTTTATTTGCAGCAAGTGACATCAAACTCTTAGCAGTTTTCTTGACCGACTCCTCCAAAAACATGAGACCAATGTTATCCTCAGTCTTGTTCAGAATCTGCCACACAATCTCACGCATAAACTGAGACTTACCTAGTCCAGATCCTGCAGTAACTGTAACGAGTTCTCCTAAGCGAATACCATAGGTAAGATTGTTCATACCATGATACGGATACTGTACCTCAGCCTTCTCAACTGGTTGGTTTACTAGTTCCCACAAGGTAGATCCTGCTACGATACCATCAGGTACATACTTCTCTGCGTTCCACCACTCCTCAACAAACTCCTTCACCAATCCTTGGATCAGGTAATCATTAGCATCCTTGAGTTCCTTCTTAGGGAATCTAAAGATGTGTGCCTTACTGCCAAATAATTCAGCAACTTGATTCGCTGCTTGCTGTCCAGGTTCATCGTTATCAAAGCAGATCACAATCTTATCAAAGGAATCTAGATACTCGAAGCTTGCTCTGCAATCCTTCAACGCAGATGTCGCACCATTACGAATGGATACCACTGGGTAGCGAGAACCTGTCAACTGATAGCAAGCCAAGGCATCAAACTCTCCTTCGGTAATCGTGATAGCTTTACCACCTGGAGTAAACTTGTTCTGCCCGAAGAGTACTGCTTCCTTCCAGTCACCCATCACACTGAATTGTTTCTCAGTCATTGACCTTGTCTTAGCAGCCACCACCTTACCAGTCATATCACAATATGGAAAGTAGTAACTAGTACCATCAGAACCTGCACCAAAGAAGTGCATAGTCTGTGTAGATATACCACGCTCTACAACTGGGGTAGCTTCTACATTAGCCAATGCCTCTAGGACTGATTTAAACTGCTTAGGAGAAGAGTTCGTAGGTGCGGTAATACCCTCCCTTAGAACAGCCTGAACCATCGCCTCTGAGCCCTTCTTATAAGTTCCACACTTATGACAGTACTCATGTCCATCATCATAGATACTGTTAGCATCTGAAGATCCGCAGGTACTACAAGGTATGTGTTTCAAAAAGTTACTATCTGTTTTCATTCAATGCCTCATCGTGTTTAATAATCCACTGCAGTGCATCACGCAGTAGGTCAAAGCTTGGTGACTCCTCAGTCTTACTAGTCCATCGATAGCTTGGTTTATCTAAGACATCCCAAGTATTATCCTTCCACTTAGCAGTGCGTTGGTGCGTTATCTCTAAGTTCATTTTATCCCATGTCTATGTTCAATTGCTCTAGCGAATGCTACGATATCTCCAGCAGTATTCATACGAATGCCTTCAATCTCCTCAGTAGTTAAGGGTTTAGTTTTCCATATCATCTTAGAAGGATTCATTCCAATGTACTTAGTAGCAGGAGTTACCACTGCATCCTCATATCCTGGATGATAAGGTGCTTCATCGACTAGTTTATTCATAGCTGAACTCCGCAGTAGTATCGTGTTGCTTTAGTTTAAAGTTCCAGGCATCAACGATATCTTGTAAGACTGTATCGATACCATAGCGACCTGCACAATCAATCATGTTTTGTATTGCAAAGTGGTAGTGCATTTCTTCTTGATAGTTATCTTCCATAGTTACTCCTAAGTTTAACTCCTAAGTTATATTAATATAATACTATATAAAAAACTATCTATATAGATAACTACTTAGTAGATAGTATAACATATTTAAATATCATTGTCAACCCTATTATCCATACGATTAAATGAATCATACTCGTTACTATCCAGTCCCTCGTCTCCTTCGTAATCTTCGTCTTCATCGTATAGGTCTGCTCTTTCATAAGTTAGTAAGTCATCACTGACAGTAGCGTAACATTTATTACACATGTCCAGGTATTCATTTGTATGTACACTCTTACGAGTGGCTTCAAAATCAGACAGCATTTTATTACAGCAGTAGCATCTCATATTAGTGCATCTCCTAAGTTCTTATAAGCCCAATTAAATTTATTGTCTACAGTTTTCTTCTTCTCCATCATAAGTACTTGAATCTTAAAGCTTTTATCTAGTCTTAGGAATCTCTCAGCCTCTTCTTTATAACCAAAGATTCTAACGACTGAACCATCATAATCTAATATCTTATATAGCTTTCTCATTGTAGTACTCCGTATAAGTAACAAGATAATTCTAACCCAATATAGTATAGCACATGTCCACCAAAGTAAGCAAGTGCAAACCATAAAACATATTTAATGTACTTGTCTTCGTTATTAATCATCGTCTCTCTCCCAGTCGTCCTCATCAATGAAGTCTGTCTCGTCTAACTCAAGCTCTAGCTCCTCCAATTCCTCTTCAGTTAACTCGTCTTCTGGTTCATAGTATCTATCGTTATTGTACTTAGTCATCTTGTCTTCTCCATTAATTTAAATTAGAAAATGAATCTTCATCACCTGGCTTTGCTTCATACTTAGTAACATCTAAACTATCCATATCGTTAAACTCCCTTAATTGGTTACACATATCTTCCATACTAGCAAAGCATGTAGGACAGAATGCAACATACAGTATTCCAAAGTATCCGTCAATCCCTCCTTCACCATCGAGTGAGAAATCACAAGAGCATACATTACATTTACTTAAACTATCGTCTTCCATGCATCCTCCTTATTTTAATAACCACGCATCAATGCGACCTAGGTTTATTGACTTGTCCCAGTCCCAATTTGTTATATCGCCTTCGACCTGGTACGCTCTAATCCTAAACACCTTACTGTTCTCTGGTGCATAAATATTAATTGTGTAGTACTTTAAATTATAAAACCAATCGCCTTGATAAAGTATCTCCGCACCATATCGCTTTATTAATCTGCGGACTATGTCTTGTAGCTTTTCCTTTTCCTTGGCAAGTTCTTTCTTTGTCATCATTCCTCCATTATGAAAATGTGTTGAGCTCAGTAGCGATATATGATCCGTCAATATCCCTAATCCATCCACTACCAAACCATTGATTAACTCTATGATCAAAGTATAAGTCTATCCAATTCTCGCCCCAAAGTACAGTGATATCTGTATTACCTTGGCTAATCTCTTCATTAACTGCTTTCATTACCTGAGTATAGCTAGGTTTACGACCATCAAATACAATCTCTTTAATCTGATTACATACGCTCATTCTAACCCCCAATCACCTACTCTATTACCATTAACATCACGCACAGTACCCCAGTCGTTAGCTTCTTCAAGCTTAGCAATAATATCCTTAAGGTTATCAATCAATTGGTATTGCACTGGTTGATTGTGATACGCATCATTGTCTACTTTAATCGTCACTGAAAATATCATGATATAATCCCTTCATCTAGTAACTGGTTTAATGTTCTACCAAAAAATCCCTGTAATCCGTACCCTATCCTGGTATCGTGCAAGTACTGCCAAGCTTCAATCACTTGCTCTTCACTATCTGCCTCAATAAATCCCTCTGCTAATCCTACTGCTTGATAAGTATCCATCATAATTAAACCCTCCTAAGTTAAATACATTCTATCATAAATTACTGCATTGTCTATAGGGGAAAACCCCTATAGTATCTTATTTAACTCCTACAATTAATCCATCATTCATAGTAACTTCGGCAAAAAACTCTCTTCCCATTCCTGTCATATGCGGACGATTAGCACCTACTATTTTACCTGTACTAACATATTCATTACCAAAAATACTAGTCTCTATATACTTTAATCGTTGACCTACACTAGCTTTTAAATCCTTCTTACTTGCGTACTTGAATACTAACATTTTTAATTCTCCTTTGCTTAGTTGATGATACAAGTATACTACAATTTATTACATTGTCTATAGGTGTTAACCCTTAGTTGCTATAATCTTGATTACCTTAGCTTTACTACTACCATGAGCGATAAATCCTACAATAACTTTACGCTCTGATTTTTGACACAATGCACAAGTCTCACAAGTTACATTGTCTTTTAATTGTGCTGGGCATATTGCCACTGTATTACCTGAAGGGGTTTTAAACGTGCTTACAGCGTCGCTATGACCTTCTAATACTACAGTAGTAGGATACCCTTCATTGTATGCTTGATCTGCTTCTGTAATGCTTTCAGTGCTTGCATTGATTGTAAACCCTTGAGCATTGGCTTGCTTGATAGCTATAGCATTTTGACCTGATCTAGGATAATGGGTATAAGTAAACCCTCTTTTACCTTGATTAGCTTCTACCAGTGCTTTAAGCTTTACAGTATCAATAATATTGTTTTGACCTGGTAAGTCTCCTGCTTGATTATGTCTCCACAATTGCCCTGGTTTAAAACCTGATACAGTAGTGCAAAACGTATCCCAATCAGTACCACGCTCTTCATTGGTTACTTTATTCCAATGCATATTAAGGTGATAGTCTAGTGCATAACAACCACCATCCTTAAAAGAACATGTATCTGGGCATGAATGCTTACTAGTAGTGCTTACTGGTATCTTACCAGTTTTAGTATTACTAGATTTTAGTGTTAAATGTACTTGCATTTTTGTTTACCTTTTTAATAATTGTCATACCTTCATTAAATTGTGCATAATACCTAGCTTCTTTTAATGTCTTAAATTTAAAGTCTTTTCCGTTAACTGTAAATTGGTACATACCCTAACCCTCCAATTTGATTTGTAAAGCATACAATTCATTATACTTATGCTCTGCTTTAATTAACTCTTCTTTTACCCATTGTTGAGTAATATCCATTGCTTTTAATTCCTGTATGTCACGCAAGGCATAATCCTGTTGATCATATAAACCCTTGATTAAAAATCTACGCTCTTCTCTGCTTAGTTTAAAGTCCATAAACCCTCCTGTATTTGATGATTCAAGTATACCCTAGTCAACTGATTTAGTCAACTAGGGCAAACCCTTACTTACTGTTATCCCACTGTAAACCTGCTAGAATCTTAACTTCGTTGATAAAATCTCTTAAGTGCTCTGTATTGCCTTGCTCTAGGAATAGACCATAAAAGCCTTCTGTCTTGTTTTCCCAGCGATCAATAAACTGATCACGTGTCAATTCTACTTCACGTCCGAACATGTTAATGAATGGTTTAGTTTGCATTGTATTACCTCCTTAGTTACGATGATTAGATAATAACAGAATGCTATGAAATGTCTATAGGTATAAACCCTAATAGAGTGGCTTAAGAGGGACACTACTATACTCCCACATCTCTCATTTGTCAACTAGGGAAACTACCTATTGACATATGCTCGAAAGTATGCTAGGGGGAGGGGGCTCTGCAAACAAACTAGAGCGTTAGAACCCTCTGAAACACCTAAAAAGTTAAATTAAGAAGTGCTTAATAATTGAGCATATTAGAAGAAGTTAACGACAGAAGACAACAGATAAGGAATACTATATAAATCAATGAGTTAGTAATCGTAGAAGATAACAGAAGATGAGCTACGATAGTGAATAATAAAGGCTAGTTAGTAACACTTGCGGAATACGTGCTAGTTTACTGGGTAGACCCGCATCACATTGTAGACACAGAAGCTACTTAGTGTACAGAATGTGCTACATAGTGAGCATCATAGTAAAATATTACTTGACAAATTCTCATAAGTATGGTATAATAGTTGTACTAAGGAGAAAAAACGCTATGTTAGCTCCTAAGTAAATACAATATAAAAAACAAACAATATAAAAACTACTTAGTTAACTTAGAAGTAAACTTAGAAGAGTAGTAATTTTTAAATGTTAGTCTCTACTTACGTAGGAAAAGGCTTAGAGTGGACTTAGAAGAAAAAGAAGACAATCAGGTTGTTGTGTCTATACCTCGTAGGGGTCGTCCACCTAAGGCTGTCGTAGAAGCTAAACGTAAAAGAGGCAAGGTAGGTCGTCCCCAGGGTGACACAGGAAGGATCGCTGAATTCAAAGCTAGACTCCTGAGTACTACTGGAACTAAGGTCATAGACACTGTCTTAAGAAAAGCCTTGGACGATGAAGATAAAGATCAGGTAGCATGTCTAAAGATGTGCATGGACAGACTTCTACCTGTCTCACTCTTTGAAAAGGATGCTAAGGGTCAGCGGAATGCTGTAACCATTAACATTACTGGCTTGGGTGAGACTAAGGTGGAAGCTGTAGAGACCATCGATATGGTAGACGAAGATGAATCTTAACTTCGAACTCCTGCCTTGGCAAAAGAAAGTATTTAGTGACGACACTAGGTTTAAGGTAATCGTAGCAGGTCGTCGCTGTGGAAAGAGTAGACTCTCAGCAGTAGCCCTCTTGGTAGAGGGACTGAGATGTCCAGCAGGTAGTGCGGTTATGTACGTAGCTCCTACGCAAGGACAAGCTAGACAGATTATCTGGGACTTGCTAATGGATCTTGGCAGAGAAGTGATAACAAACTCTCATGTGAATAACATGGACATCACTTTGATTAATGGTGCTAAGATCTATGTCAGAGGAGCTGATAGACCAGATACCTTGCGTGGAGTCAGCTTAACATTTCTCGTTCTAGACGAGGTAGCTGACATTAAACCTGACACTTGGGAGAAGGTCTTACGTGCTGCGTTATCAGACAAAAAGGGTAAAGCACTCTTTATTGGGACTCCGAAGGGACGCAACTGGTTCTACGATATGTATAATCTGGGGTCGTCTGAAGAGGATCAGGAGTGGAAGAGTTGGCACTTTACAACGAAAGATAACCCGCTCATTGATCCGAAAGAGATTGAAGGAGCTAAAAAGACTTTATCGTCATTTAGTTTTAAACAGGAATACGAAGCCTCCTTCGATAACGCAGGAACAGACTTATTCAAAGAACAGTGGATAAAGTACGGAGAAGAACCCAGTGATGGTGTCTATTACATTGCAATAGACTTAGCAGGTTTTACTAATGTTAACTACTCCTCCGCAAGAGCAAAGAAATTAGATGAATCAGCTATCGCAGTAGTAAAAGTAACTGAAGATGGTGATTGGTTTATAAAAAAGATTGAGCATGGACGTTGGGATGTTAAGGATGCAGCAGCTAGGATTCTTAAGAACATCAGAGACTTTCAACCAGTAGGTGTAGGAATTGAAAGAGGAACAGTACGTAACGCTGTACTGCCCTACCTCAGTGATCTAATGAGATCAAACAACGTCTACGCAACGATACAAGATTTAACGCATGGTGGTAAACAAAAGACTGAGAGGATTGTCTGGGCATTACAAGGACGATTCGAGCATGGTAAGGTAACACTGAATGAAGAAGAGGATTGGACACAGTTTGTGGATCAGCTTCTAATGTTCCCTACTTCTCAGGTGCATGACGACTTAGTAGACGCTTTATCTTATGTCGATCAGTTAGCTGTAACGTCGTACTTTACAGATGACATGGACGATGAATATGAACCTAATGACTTTATATCGGGATATTAAATGAGTATAACTGGTAGCTTGTTTAGGATGGTAGCTCCTGGGTTAGTAGATAACTTAGAAGCACAAGGCTTGTTTAAAGGTTCTAGCAGAGTAGCACCTAGTCTAGTACCTGAGATGTTTATTGGACGTGAAGGTATTAGCAACTTAGGAGCAGCAGGTATTACAGACGCTCCTGCATTAACTAAAACATTAGAAGACGCACAACGTGATTGGTTTAGATTACCTGCTGAGGAGTGGGATGCTTTATATCCTAAGCAAGGCATAGCGTTTGATCCAGTAGCAAACAAGGCAATGCTAGAGATCAGTGATAAGAACGTAGACTTACGTAGAGGTGTAGACCTCAACAAGATACCTGAAAATGAAGTCTTAGCATTCGACGAAGTATTTAAAGCAGATACATTAAAGAAAGCTTACCCAGACATCGAAGATGTTACTGTTAGCTTTATCGATGATCCTGTCTCCTCTCGCTTAGCAGCATACGCTCCTGAGCAGAACATGATTCTGTTTAATCGTCAGCATCCTGACTGGAAACAAGCAGACACCCCAGTTAAAGTAGCTCTACACGAGATCCAACACTACGTTCAAGGTAAAGAACTATTCACACAAGGTGAGAGCTTTACTGGTGTTCTAAACCAGAACGACTCCTACAAACAAGCATCCAGCTCTTTAAACAAAGCTATTGCCCAATCTCCTGCAGAAAGCCTACGCTTTGCAAAAGAAGTTAAGCTTGGGTTTACTCCTGACAATGTAGCAGAAGCAATTGGTAGTTTATCTGCTCCTAATGGTTTATCTGCTCGTAAAGCTTTAGAACAAGCTTTTGGAGATAAACAAAAAGCAGAGAAGTTTATCATGAATCTAGATGCTCAAAAGTATCCAACACTACGTGCTGCTGTAGAAGCTAAGAATAGTTCTAGTCAAGCATACCAACAATCCGTAGCAGACTACATGAAAGTAGCTGGAGAAGTATTCGCTCGTCAAACTGAGCAACGTCGTGGTATGGACGTATCAGAACGTCTTGCACAACCTGCTATGAGAGCAATCGAGACTGATCCTCAGAATCGTATGGCAGGTGTGACGATTGATAACATGACTGCTCCTCGTGTTGCAGATCCTTTTCAGATGCAAGTTCCACAATCAACTATTCCAGGAATTTAACACATGGCTGAATTTAAAGAAGATATCACAACAGAAGATGATCGTGAGTTAGTCTCATTCATCGTAGATCATTGCAATCGTTGGAGAGATCACCGAGATGTAAACTATTTAGATAAATGGGAAGAGTATGAAAGATTGTTCCGAGGAATCTGGGATGGGGCTGACAAGACTCGTGAGTCCGAAAGATCTCGTCTTGTTACTCCCGCCCTCCAACAAGCTGTTGAGTCGAAGCAAGCTGAGATTTCTGAAGCTGTCTTTGGTCGTGGCGAGTTCTTTGACATTGTTGATGATCGCACTGATGCTGACAAAGGTGATATCGCTTTAGTACGTCAACAGATGCATGAGGACTTTAAGTTCTCGAAGGTTAAGAAAGCATTAGATGATATTATTCTCTTAGGAGAACTGTACGGTACAGGTATCGGAGAGATTACCGTAGAAGAGAAGACAGTGATGTCTCCTTCCACCCAGCCTATCCCTGGCACTGCTATGGCAGCTATCGGTGTTACTGAACAGAAGAAGTTCATGGTTCAACTCCACCCAATCAATCCTCGTAACTTCCTCATTGACCCTAACGCTCGTGATGTCGAATCATCCTTAGGTGTTGCAATCGAGGAGTATGTTGCTTATCACAAGATTGTTCAAGGCATGGTCGATGGTACATATCGTAAAGTAGGAATCACTCCTAGCTACAACGACATGGACTTAGAGCCTGTCCAAGAGATGTCTCCTAAGCAGGACGACAAGGTAAGAGTCATTCGTTACTATGGTCTTGTTCCTAAGGAATACTTAGAAGAGTTACAGAAGAAAGACGGAGAAGAGATTGTAGATCTATTCCCTGAAGGTTCGATGGCTGAAGACTACCAAGACATGGTAGAGGCTATCGTCATCATCGCTGATGATCAGTGGCTCTTAAAAGCTGAAGAGAATCCTTACATGATGAAGGATCGTCCTGTTGTCGCCTATCAAGCTGATTCCATGCCTGGTCGTTTCTGGGGTCGTGGTACTGCTGAGAAGGGTTACAATATGCAGAAAGCTATTGACGCTCAGATTCGTAGTCACTTAGATTCTTTAGCGTTAACCACTTCTCCGATGATGGCAATGGATGCTACACGTCTGCCTCGTGGTGCTAAGTATGATGTACGTCCAGGTAAGAACCTCTTAGTCAATGGTAATCCTAACGAGATCATGATGCCATTCAAGTTTGGTACGACTGATCCTCAGAACTTCCAGACTGCTCAGAACTTCCAAGCAATGCTCCTCCAAGCTACAGGTACAATTGATAGTACTGCTATGCCTGGACAGGTAGCTGCTGGGGAAGCCTCAGGTGCTGGCTTATCTATGGCTCTCTCAGGCTTGATGAAGAAGAACAAGCGTACTCTGATTAACTTCCAAGAGGACTTCTTAATCCCATTCATCACCAAATCTGCCTACAGATTCATGCAGTTTGACCCAGATCGTTACCCAGTTAAGGACTTTGTGTTCTTGCCTGTATCTACCCTAGGAATGGTAGCTCGTGAGTACGAACAACAGCAGATGATGGGCTTAATGTCCACCTTGGGAGCACAATCTCCTATCGTTCCTCTGTTATTACAGGGTGTAATCCAGGGTTCTAGTATCTCTAATCGTGAAGAAATCGTAGCAGGACTCCAACAAATGAGTCAACCTGACCCAATGCAACAGCAAATGCAGCAACTTGCTATGGCTACAGCTCAAGCTACCCTGCAGAAGACCCAAGCAGAGGCTGCTAAGGCTATGGCTGAGGCTCAGAAGGCTGGAGCTCAGGCTCAGGCAATCCCTGTAGAGACCCAAATCAAGGCTGTAGAGGCTGCGAATAAGCCACAGGGTGCTGACCCCTTCACCCAGGTAGAGAAAATCGCTAATTTAGCCCTTAAAGAGGCTGATATCATGTCTAATGAGCGTATTGCTATGTTACAAACTGCTACAAAAATGCAATAAGTATTGACAAATTGTAAAAAGTATGGTATAATATAAGTATATATTAACACAATAAACTCTCCTTGTCAAGGAAAAAGAGTATGAACAGAGAATTACAGGATTATTACGAAGATCGCTTCTCAATGATGTCATCCAAAGGGTGGCAGAATTTGATTGAAGACATAGAAGTTATGCTTAGCAGTACTGACACCATTAGAGGTGTAGATACTGAGCAACAGTTATGGTTCAGAAAGGGAGAAGTCTCTATCATGACCTGGCTAAAGAATTTAAGAGAGTCAAGCACCGAAGTCTACGAGCAACTCCAGAAAGAGGAAGACAATGCCGAGACGGATGTTTGAGTTTTCATGTAAGAATTCACATATCACCGAGTCCTTCGTCGATGTTGACACAAAAGAAGTTCGGTGTGGTGAGTGTGGCGAGGTAGCTACTCGCATTCTTTCCTCTCCTAGGTTGGGTTTAGATCCAATCAGTGGAGATTTC